GGTTTACATCTCTATAGCTTTCCAGGATATTTAATACTTCTTTGGTTTTTTCCATCATGGTGGCATCGGAGCTAACTTCTTCTAAATTGAGTGATCCTTTCACAACCGTCTTTAGACGCCCTACCTCTTCATGAAGATATAACTTCAGTTCTAGTCCCTCATCTTTAAAAGATGATATATATTTGCCCAATAGGCTCTTTTGTTCGTTAAGAAGACTCGTATACTGTTCATTATATTTTTTAACGAAAGACTGATAGACAATATTATCAATGGGTTCTAATGTATTCTCTAGAAGTGGAATATTCTCATGCATTGACTTAATCACTGTGTCTTCATATAAAATTCGCTGCTTAACTGGTGCATCCTCATTAAAGATAGTTGAAATGGTAGCCAATGATTTAAAATTAGGAACAAAAATGTTCCATGATTCCTTTGACAAATCGCTATTAATTTTATTAATAACTCGTGTTTGGTTATCAAAGATTTTTTTACCATCCAACTTAGATCGAACTACTTTTGTTTCATGCAGAAGCTTAGCTGCTACGTGTAGTTCGAGCCCCGTTGTTTCAAGTAACACTCGATAACAATCTAGTTCCCTTCCTAATATTGATTCTTTTGAAAAATATTCTTTTAAGATATTAGTTATGCCGGTGCGGCCTACATCATTTCTATCGATAATTGATTTGGTTAGTTCTTTAACCAGTACATCATACAAGAATGCAGTGTTTCTTTTCTTATTGTGTTTTGCTTTCACTTTCTTCTTTCTCCGACTCTTTGGTCTCTAACTCAAAAATTAACTTTCTTATATCCTGGGTATTTTGTAGCAATTTTATTTCTTCCGCATCATTATAAATAGGCTGTAAGTCTTCGTAAAGGGAGTTTATGTTGAGTAGTTCACTTCCTTTGAAAATATCTCGGCGCGCAGAAGTCTTAAGGGGTCTAAGCGAGCTTTGAACTTTTCTAGCTGTAGGGCCCTCTCGATTAGTTTTACGCCGGTCTTCTTTTCTCGCATAATAAACTTTGCCTTTGGCTCCCGGGGTTAAGTAGCCGTCCTCTCGACGGGCCGGGGCAGCCAGCAAAGTGCTATCTTCCTCTGGAGCGCCCTCTTCCGGTGCTGCGGCGGTCAATTCACCGCCGGCGGGGGGTTCCCCTTCAAGCTCACCCTCTGGCGCGCCGCCTTCCTCAGGGGGAAGCATTCCTTCTTCGGGGGGCATCCCGCCGACGCCACCGCCCGCAAGCTCTTGGGCTGCCAATTCAGTAACAGCATCCAGAGAGGCTTGGTATTTTCTGTCATAAAATGCTTCTCGCTGGTTTCGTAAAAATTCCTCGTCAGTGAGCTGTAAGATATTTTTAGCAATCCAATGCTTGCTAAACATTCCCTCTACAACATTATTGGCTAAATCAAACTTGGTACGAATATGTTCAATTTCTTGTAATTCGGCCAAACGTGATGGATTATTTAAAGAAAGCTTAAATGAAACCAAATCTTGGCCGCGGAAACCCAACGTGTATAAGTGTACAACAGCAATTTTCTCAAATTCTGAAATTATTGCGCGCTGCAGGCGCTGAACTGTTCTTGCAAAACGAATGTCCTTTTGGGCAAGCGTTGTTTTGTCTTCGGCTCCGCCCTCAGTCATTGAAAGATACGAGTGGGGAATTTTAATGGCGGAAAACAACTTGTCACGAATATATTTAACGTCGTCTATATCGTTTAAGCTAGAAGCGCCAGCCAAAGTAATAATATCAGAACCCGTTCCTCCTCGCTGTGGAATAAAATAATCTTCCTCTACTGATAATGGATTATATCTCAAATCAACTCGTCCAGTTGTGGCGTCTACCAGAGAATTTCGCTTCATAGCTGTCTTGACCTTCTCCATATATTGCTCGACGTCTTGAGGGGGAATATTTCCCACATCAATCTTAAAAACACGGCGCTCCGGGGCACGAACCACGCGATAGGCCAACATTGCGTCCTCTATCAAAACCAACTGGCGCCATATGCGGCGCGCTGGATCTAATACTGATGTACCATATGGGGCATGCTTATCATTTCCAAGAATTCGGAAGTGAGCTACCTGCCAATTTTCAAAACTCATATTGGCCGAGTTCCACTGATATTGTATATAATTGGGGTTAGTGGGGTCTTGGCCTTCCAGCCTCTCCACCTCGCCGGAAGGAAGTCCAATGACACCCTTAACACCCAAAACCTCGTCGACGTCTAAATACATAAAGAAGTCTCCGTACTTACACATCGTTCGAGCCCACCCGAATGCATTAAATTCTATGTTGAGGGCATCATAAAACAAAGAGTCAACGATGGTTTTGATTTCCTCGTTTTTACACTCTATTTTAAGAAGCTTGTTGAACTCATTAGAGGTGGTCATATCGTCGGCGTATATATCCAAGGCTGACGCAATCTCCGGCATGTATTCCATCTGGTCGAAATCAATATAACGCTCATTCCGATTTTGGTTCCGCATTGCTGCGGACGTCATCATATTATAGTTGCGTGATAAATTGTCCGCAGAACGTTTAAACTGATGACCACTTAAACTATTAAAACGATATTGAAACTTATCCAGTGCAGATCGGCGTTCTTCACGCGTAAACTGTGCACGATAATTTATTATCGGACCAGAAAGGAGCCTCGTAAGCCTCTTAAAAAGAGGAGACGTCGGGTTTCTAGGGTTGTTTTTATGATTTGGTTTTTTAGTTGGGGCCATTTATCTATCCTTTAATAATCGCTAAATACTGTTCATTAAACTTTTTAGCCTCTTCTCTTTGTATTTTGTCGCCCTTACTCCGATATCCGAGCATCCCGGGGATGGTGGTGTTCATTGACTTAGTAGAAACAGACATGGATGATAAGGCGCTTCTACTATATTCCGCCTCCTGTTGGTTCTGAACCAACACTGTATCTCTTATCCAGCACCCTATCGCAAATGACATAACCAAATCGTCGTTATAGGATCGCATAGCCTGCGGTTTTCCGTTTTGCCAAATAAAAGTTTTCATTTCCGACAGGAGTCTATTAGAGTTTATTTTAACTAATTTATTTCTCATAAACTCTTCCATCTTAGCTATCACGAGCGGTCGCGTCTTCGAGGAAGTTGTAAACCCTGGAACAACATTTGTTTGCCACTGGGCTGTCACGGAATCAACGAATTCGTGGGTCGACTTAGTAGAGTGATATATGTTATTATAACCTTTCTCTATAAGTTTATTAAGGACGGCAAACCCTATATTATTATTTTCAGCCACAATCATGCAGTCACCGTATTCTTTTCCCACATTATAAAGAATGTCCGCGTACGCATCCGGAGTTGGTTTTCCGATATATTCGGCGACGATTTCTAAAGTCTCTAATTTGAATACATGAAAAGCAGAGTTATCTTTACCGTCTCCGCGCGCAATATCAGCAGTCACCAAATAAGAAGAGCCTGGCTGGTATTCCTCCCAAATCCAATAGTTTCTATCAAATCCCGTACGGTATTTGGGCTCTGAAATTCCTTTTAAATAAAATTCGAGATCATCGGGGTGAATGACTGTCTCGCCCGAAACATTAAAGTTACACTCTAGCTCTTGTGCTATCTGGCGCCGGGACATGTTCTGTGTTTCTTTTTCGTACCAGAGTTGATCCCGATCGGGGTGAACGTCCCACAATAATTTAGTGTGCTTAAAGTTGTTTATGCCACTCTCAGACTCTACGCAGGTTTTATGAAACCAGTTACCCACCCCGTTGGGGGTCGAAATAGCTATGCAGCGACCTCCAGTAGACAACGTCGGATAAAGAGCTGTCCACAACTCTTCTAAGGTTTCTACGTGTGCTGCCTCGTCAATCACCAGTAAAGAAAGAGCTTCAGAACGGCCCGCGTCCGCTGAGGTTGAAGAGGCCTTGATTTGAGAACCATTCCCCAGTTCGAATGATGTTCTATTATCGATTGAAATTTCCGATATCCGCATCCAATCCGGCAGCGTCTTCATAATCTTCTTGACTTTTCGTACGAGATTGGTGGCAGTTTGTAGTTTCGTTGCTACGACTAAGATATTTTTGTCTCTATGGAACAGCATCAGCCAAACAATATAGGCCGACGTAATTGTAGATATGCCAAGCTGGCGCGCCTTAAGGACAATATTAAACCTATAATCATTAAAATCCCGCAAGAGGTCGTCTTGAAAATCATACGTTTTAAACGCAATGAGGCCCCGTTGGGGGTGTGAGATTTTACAATAGTTAGTAATAAAGTGAACCGGGTCTTTCCCCGATTTCACCACCTCTTTCAGGATTTCTGGCTTAGTAAGCTGGTACCCCATGACACCTTATTTATCCCCTTTATTCCTTGTGTCATTAGAGGGGCGCTTGTTTCCCGGGCCCAGGGACAACCAATCACGAACAGCCTGCGAAAGACGCTCGTCTGAAGAGGGCGATACCTCGTCAACCCCTTCAATGCCGCCAATTTTGTAATCACATGTAGCAGTAACGTCGGAGCGATAGTTCGAGAGCTTCTGTACCACAATCGAAGGGTCTCCGACCTTAGTTAAAGTGAGAGAATTTCCAGTAATAGTTTTATATTCTTTCTTAAGGAAAGAGACTATCTTTCCGATCATCCGAACTATTTCATTTTCGAATCCTTTGGCGGCTACATCTTTTAATCTCGTTTCAGATTGGTAAAGAATTGTAAGAAGGGGGCCGTTGAATCGGACTTTAAACCCGTCAATGACTCGGCGATCGTTTATAATGTGCCCCTCTTCGCGTTTTAATCCAACCTTGCGCGCTCTACCATCTGCATTTAAAGATTCTTCGTGGGCCCCATCATGGGCATTTGCTGCAGCTTGTGCAATTCCTTGGATTATTTCAAGTGTAGTAGCCATTTATTTCATCCCTCTTTATTCGGTCTCCAACCGCTTTTCCATCTCTCTTCTCGATTCTCAATCCACCGAATATAGCATTTACGGCATGCTGAGAACTTGCTCATATACAAGCCGTCCCTATTATCAAAGGAATATACCTCGCATACAGGACACGTCCTATTGGAACTCTTACTAAGTAGTTTTTTATTAATTAAAAAACCATCCTGTTCTATTTTCTCCACTTGCGTTTCATTTTTTCTTATTTTTTGTGCCGATAGTCTGGATTGTTGTATATATTCTTGTTCTTTCTCGGGCGTCCAAAATTTCCTAGGATTATCAATTGCTTCTGTACCATATTTTTGTGCTATAGCTTTTTCTAATTTCGGAATATACTCTGGATCACTCTGACTCATTGAACCAATTCCGTAGATATTGCAAATATGCCGAGAGATGTGGCAGTCCCAATAGCAAAGCCCAGCGCAACAAACAAAGGACCATTAGCGGGCTTCGGTCGCATTGCAAACTCCTGAAGTCTTGTGATTTCGTCACTCTTCAAAATCATCATTGATTCATATTTGTCTTTCCAAGAGTGT